TTTTTGTTAATAATTTCACCACCATCCATCGTATCTTTATTGGTATCACCATAAACTTCATAATTTTTATAATTTTCTTCCATTAAATCATCTAAATTATTGTATAAACCCAATTTTTCGTCATTTTCTATAATTTCACCCAAAAGTTGTCTTTGTCTACGTTTTTTATCACCAACCATACCATTAAATGCAATAATAAGTGCTACGGCTAATGGGTCAAATACAATTACAATCAAAAATATGAAGAATTTTACTACATTTTTTAATTCTACACCAAATGCTTCTGCTACAAACCTAAAACCACCGACCTCTTTCTCCAAATCTATGTTAGAAGTCTTAATTTCATTGATTTTTTCGTTTTCTTTTGCAGTTTGGTCTTGTAAATCACTAATTTTTTTGTTAATTTTAGCAATCTCTTTGTCTCTATTGTCTATTGAACGAATTAGACGAGAATTTACCTTACCACCATCTAATATTTTACCCTGATTCTTATTAAACTCACTAATTTGTGTTGATAGTTGCGTAATTTGAGTAGTATTTTGGTCAATTTTGGTAGAATGTACCACAATTTCTCTATCTATCTGTTGTAGTTTAAGTGATTGTGCCTGAAAGGCGTTAGAAAGGTAACCAAATATACCCGCTGATGTGATTAACATTAATAATGCGACTGCAGAGACCAAATACCATTTATTAAATCCCTGAATCTCATCCCATTTTTGTTTAAGGTAAGTTGCTGCAACTAATTTAGCAAATTCTAATGAACTTGCCATAACCATTACTGCCGTTGATGCTCCACTAAATAGAACACCCAATCCTGTTACGGAGAAAAACGCTGCACATCCGGCGATAATTAGTGCAGAAAATCCGACTAACCATTTAAGCCAATTCATTTTATCTATTGATTCTTGTTAATTCGGAAATCCTTTCTACAAGCTTTCTTGAATCTTCTAAAACTTCAATTGCTTGAGAAGGTGTGATTTGTTGAGCTCCGTTAATAACATTTTGTAAAATCCTCAATTTACCATCTAAGGACTCCAATAACGTTTGTATTTTTTCGTTGTATATCATGTTTATAAATATTTAATAATAAAAAAAGGTAGAAGTGTTTAATCTCCTACCTTTGTAATATACGAAAAATAACTGAATTAACCTAATTTTGGGGTTAATTTTTTTGGTTTGGATTCTTCTTTTCTTTCTATTGAAATTAAGAGAATTCCGTTTTTTATTTCGGCTTTTGCCTTTCTACCATCAAAGTTTTTACCTATTTGGACTCTTTCTTCAATATCTGAAATTAATTGGTTAAAAGGATTTTCTTTATCCTCTTGTGTCTTTTTGGCTTTGATTTCAATTCTGTCCTCAAAGCAGTTAATTTCAATATCGTTTGGATTGTGTCCTAATACCGATAATGCAATTGCTGCAGATTCGTCCTTTATGTCCACTGCAAATTTGTTTGGAACATAAGTTGTTGTTTTTGGTTCATTAAAGAACTCATCAAATAATTTACTGTAATCAATCATGTACATAATAAATGTTTTTAGTTAATAATACCCATATAGTTCAAATACTATACCACCCCTTATTCCGTTACAAAGTTATGACAAAACTACCCTAACTTTGTTACAAATCGGAAAGGATGTCATTAAAGTAAGTTATCTTGTCTTTCAATGATAGTGGACATATGGTCTGCCCAATGCATGATAAATTGTAACTTATATCTCAATTGTTTTTTAAGGTCATGTCCTTTTAAATACTTTTCATTGTCCTCATCATACATGCCATCAGTAAGTTTGATTGCAAAGTATTCTTTTTCATTATAAGTAATACCATAGTGGTTCAACATAAAGAAAGTTCTATCGGTTAGTGTCATATAAGATATTTTCTCATTGCTAACAAATAAGGTTCCGTATTTCTTTTGAGACCATTCTTCTTGGTTTGGTAAATAATGTAATTCACCCTTAATACCCAATTTACCTAAATCGTGATGTAGACAACTGAATATCAATTCCTCATCGGTAAAGTCAATAACACCACCCTGTGCAACAAACAAATCTCTCATCTTAAGAGCATTCTTTGAAACATTAAAGATGTGGTCAATATATCCACCTATATATGCGTTGTGATAGTGTTTAGAACCGGACGCTGCCGATAATGTAAGATTAATTCCTAATTCTTGTTCGGAATACATATGGAGTAATTTCTCCAATCTCTCACCTGTAAAGTATTTCTTAATAAGGCCAATGAATCTATCGTAATTGGTTTTTAATTCTTGTTCTGTCTTTTGTTTCATCTTTTAGAGTTTAATTGTTTATAATACTGTAATATACGACAAATAATTGACATTACCAAATAAAAGTTAAGAGGGGAGGGGGAAGGGGAGAAAGTCGTTTTTTAAGAAATTTTTGGTTTTAGATTGTATCTCCTATTGATAGTATAAAAACTTAATCTAAATACTCTATTGACTTAGTTGCAATAGTAACAATTAAATAAAACATAATAATAGGTAGAGGTGTAAGTATCATTGTTAAGAATCCTATTCTCCACAAGGCGACATCCGTATTGGTATATCTTGCAAATCCGCTACATACTCCCCATATTCTCTTATCCCCTTCACTTCTACAATATTTTTTCATAATTAGTTTATTTATCAATTCTATACCATTTCTTTCTCTCCATATACCAAAAGGGAAACTTACACACCCAATAGAGAGTTATACCACTGGCAGCAACTAAAATGACAGGAATGAGTAGTATAAAGGTTATAACATCCAATATAGACTTAATAGGTATATACATCATTACTATTTATCTTTTTTATTTGCAAGTGCAGTTTGTAATTCTTTTATTTTTAGTGTAAGATTAGCCTGTTCGTTTCTATCACTTGCCTGTGCCAATTCAAGTTGAGCCTCTAATACTTGGGTTTCAGTTTCTATCTTACTTCTTATATCGGTTAAGTCTTTATTTAATATCCTTTTAGTTTCGGATAGTATATTGTCTTGAATAATACCTTTAGAACGATTATACCTTCTAACTGTGTGGTTATCATTAGATTCTGTATCTGGTTGAGCCTGAGTAATGTCTGTAAAGGATAATGAATTTGTAGGCAACTTTGCTTCGTAGAATATATCCTGAATGAGGTTAAAGTCAATTTCTAATAGTTTAAGTTTATCTTGAACTTCTATTAGGTACTCTCTTAGTTTCTTCGGGTCAAAAATAGTATCTGCTTGTTGTGTTTGTACTAATAGAGGCGTAATCTTGTAGTGTGATGCATTAGGGTTGTTAACATAGTCTACCATTCTATAAAAATCAAAAATAGAGTACTCATCCATAGGTCTTTGTGATACTTCGTCTAATGTATAATTGATTTGGTCTATAATTCCTCTTGGTACTCCGTCTATATCTTTTGTTTCGGTTGAATATACTACATCTAATACACCTGCATTTTTATTTAAAGTATCTCTATTACTTATTACGGTATTTAAATTATCTACATTTAATTCTATAATCTTAATGGTCTTACCTATTATAACTTCCTTATCCTTTACCTTTAGAGTTCCGTTTTGTACTATGTCGTAATGTGGGTTTTGTGACAATTTTATATCATTAAAGGTTTGTAGAGAACATAGATACGATTCACCTACTTTAACTACAATACCATTTGCTTTGATTACCGGTTTAAGATTTTGTAAAGGAACACCAATAGATGAGTATGTAGGTGTGATCGCTGGAGATGCAGATATAACCCAACTGCTACCCTGTTTAGAATATCTCTCCGGATTTTGTGATATAGTTTTCATCATTTGTTATTTCGTTAAACGCTCTATTATATATAGTCGTTTCTTTTAATCTCTTATCTCCTCTTTGTTTTATCTTATATACTGCCCTTTGTAGTTCCTGATATGCATCTATTTCAATACTATCACATACAATATTGTTAATTATCAAATCTGGTTCAATCTTTTTAAATGATTCTAATCCACTTTCTTTAATTTGTTCCCTTTTATTCTTAAAACCAATAATGTGTGCCACTCCAACTGATGTACCGAATTGGTTTGCTGCCTGAACATATGTTGATTCTTT